AACATCGGCAGGGGCGATGAACTGGTCGGATCCGACAAGCGGGAACTCGCCGCGTATCCAGATTCGGACATGGTAGCTATCCTCCCCGTGCGCTTCTACCTGCCGCTGCTGTTCAACGTGGTTGGTTCCTTCTACAGTCCGCGCATCGATCTGAAACGTCTTCCACACGTTGCGATTCTTGCCAAAGCAGTCTCGAAACTTGCCATATGGCCTTGTCGGATTCCCAAACGCTATCCAGATAAGTTCCGTGTTCTCATCGGTTAGCGTGCCTTCTGTGTTGTCCCAGATGGTATCGTGGATTCCGGATGCCTCATCGAAGATCACCACGATGCGCTTATGCTGATTGTGCAGCCCGGAGAACGCTTCCATGTTCTCTTTTGACCATGGAATAAAGTCGGTGCGCCATTCTCGTTCGTGTCCTGGCTGTCTTGAGGTGATGCTGGTGGCCTTCACTTCCCACCAATGCTGATTGAACGACAGTCGCGTCCACTTAGCGACTTCGGGCACCGTTTTGGTAGCAAGCTGAGTCCCTGTGTTGGCCGTGACTACGATCTTGCAATCTCCGCAAGTGCTCATCGCCCAGTCGATAATCATCGAAACCAGAGCCGACTTGCCAATTCCCTTCCCTGATGCTACGGCTATGAAACACGGCTGAAACCGGTTGGCTGACTGCAGATGATCCCTGAGATGGGCAAGGATTGAACTCTGCCATTTGCGCGGGCCGGCTGATAATGCGAGTTCTTTCTCGCCCCACGGATAGAATCGCTGCGCAAACGCGAGAGGGTCATTCGAGGTTTCCGCGACCTCTTCAATGAGCTGAGACTCTAGATCAAGTGCTCTGAGTGCCATGCTTTCGCGTCCTAATGTCGTTTAGACGGTCTGCGAGCCCTTCCAAGCCTGTTACTTTCAGATTGTCCTGCAAGAGCCCCAGATGGCGGCATAGCAGTTCTAGGTTCTTGGTTTTGTCGCTCAGCTTCAGCGTGGTGCGCAGCACGACCTTGCGCTCCCCATCGCCGGTGCCCCCTGTCGTGTCCTCGCGAATCTCTTGCACCGCGGCGAACTGATCCCGCGTGATAACGCTCAGATCGAGCACGGCCTTTCCGTCAGCGTCCACGCGGGTATAGTCCTGCATATTCGAGAATGCCAAGCGCGCTATTTCTTCGAGGACTTTCTCAGCTCTCAGCTCAAGTTTGGATGCACGCTGAGTCTGTAACTCCTGAATAATCCGCTGAACCTTCCGGTTACTTACAAGTTCTGAGCCAGTAGCTGCGGCCCTTCCTTCGCTATATCCAGCCGCGATCGCAGCCCTGCTCGCATTGAGGTCGATCACATAGTTGCGAGCAAATACCTCATAACGCTTATTCGGCGACCTCTTCACAGTGGTCTACCTATTTCCCAGATTATGTTATATTGGCGCATCGGCAGAGAGGGCCAGTCGGCGTTAGGCGCTTAGGCTGGCCCGCTGTCATACCGACTCGTATTGCCAAACTGTTATTCCGCCGCTAGGTTTCATCTTCCAAGCATCGCTGAAGTTAGGATGAAAGGGGCGCACTTCCATCATGCTATCTCGGTTCTCATTGAGATATATAGCTTTACCGGATTTGAATAGCGAGAATGCTGCCTTGCGCGTTACGTGGTAAACGGTGTTGCGGATAGTATTGACTTCGACTGTTTTAGCCAAAGATATTGCGAGGGATAAGCGCACCTGCAAGAATGGGCAGGGTCCACTTGAAACTGTGCGTTACGGTGTATAAAGTATTGAAAATGAAAAGTCCAGCTTTATTTTGCAGCACGACATTTGCGCTTTCGATCTTACTCCTCGGCAGGCATGGTTACAGAGTGATTCTCGCGCACATATTTAAGAGCATTCCTATTCCCGATGTCGCTAGAATTTCTAAATCCTGTTATACCATAGCCGATTCGACTTCTACGCCTTGATCTTTTGCTTCCTTGGTTACGCGTTCTCTGAAATTCCCTGCTTTGCCTTTCGACATGGTGTTCCTCCTCAGTTTTTACGTCTCGGCCACCGGCCTGTACTCCTTGCCCGTTTCAAAACCAAAAGTCCACGCAACCGCATCATCTGCGCGCGAAATTGCCGGAGGTACGCGCAAGAAATAAAATCTGGAAGTTGATGGGTCTTTCACGCGAACCGCGCGAAGGTATCGTTCGGGATCTTCGGGAAGGTCAATCGAGAACAGCTCACCCATCTCGTGTGAGTGAATCTTTTTCGCGCCAGCCTCGGAAATGAAGCGCTCCATGCCAATGCGCTCAATCATGACGCGGCGGATTTCGGCGTTCTGTTCAGCGAGCGCTTCTTTTGCGGTTAGTTTTTCTGGATGCTCAATGATTCGCGCAGGAACGCGGGTGCCGTGAAACGAGTAAAGCGAACTGCCATCGCGCCAGCGGCAGAATGGGCCCCTCTCGCAATGCGGCCGATTCTGGTCATCTACGAGAAGAACTTCCGGCCGATCGCTGATGATACAGAAGTCTTTGTGTACCGCTCGCGGTCCGGAATGTAGGGAGAGAGTCTCCCACGATTCCCATGCTGCATAATTGAGGTCAAGCTTTGCAACATGGCGAAAGAAGGAAATAAAAGAATCCCATGGTGACCATTGGTTGCCGCCTTGCCAAAAGTTTGCTGAATTTTGAGCGCAGATTAACCCAGCGACGCCCACTCCCAAATCTATTGCGCAGCGCACCATATCCCCGTTGACGACATACCAATTGTTCTCGCGGGTCGCACCGTAGGTCGCATCGTAGGTCGCATCGCGGGTCGCACCGCTGGTCGCATCGCGGGTCGCACCGCTGGTCGCATCGTAGGTCGCATCGCTGGTCGCATCGTAGGTCGCATCGTAGGTCGCATCGCTGGTCGCATCGTAGGTCGCATCGTAGGTCGCATCGCGGGTCGCACCGCGGGTCGCACCGCGGGTCGCATCGTAGGTCGCATCGTAGGTCGCATCGCTGGTCGCACCGTAGGTCGCATCGTAGGTCGCATCGTAGGTCGCATCGCGGGTCGCATCGTAGGTCGCATCGTAGGTCGCACCGCTGGTCGCACCGTAGGTCGCATCGTAGGTCGCATCGTAGGTCGCATCGCGGGTCGCACCGCGGGTCGCATCGTAGGTCGCACCTTTATTTTTCCGGCAATACAAAATCCAAGCCGCGAAGCCGGACGCGAAGCGGGCGACGAACGGCGAGGGCACGAAGATGATGTGGCGATCGAGCGGGGGTTCGAGATTAGCCGATCGATAAAGCCTCTTGACCGCACCAATGCAGATATGACGATCTTCCTCTGTCATTGGCGTAGTGCTCATTGCGTTCCGGATCCACTTCTCCGACCACGGCTTTAATTGGGCGCGATGTTCTTCTGTGAGCAAGTACAACTTTTTTGTCATCGCTTCCTTCTCCTGACCATGTACGGCGTTTCCTGACAGCAGGCCTTACACCTTTTCCTGAAGCCGTCCGATTCGTTCCGGTCTCGCCAGAAAAACTCCGACGAGGCCGGAAGGTCCTCTTTGCACCCGGAACAACGCTTTACTTCTTCAATCCGCGACATTGCGAATAGCATCAGGCGCGTATTCGCGCTGGCGCGTCACTTCGTAGTTCCCGGAGGGAAGGTTGATGGTTTTGTGTTCATCGTGAACAATTGAAACGCCCGCTTCGCCGACACTCAAAAAGAGCCCTTCACCAACTTCGAGCACTTCAGCTCGGTCGAGTTCGGCGATGCGGTGAATGTGGCCGGTCGCCTCGCCTTCGAGGATGTGACCGGTTGCGCGTTCCTTGTGGGTTCCAGGTGGAATGGAATCAATCTTCCTGAACAAAACATCTCCCTGCCTTGCAATCCATTGAGTCTTCATCTCTGTTTCTCCTTTTTTAAGTTGCTACTCAGCGGCCCGGCCCGTCGTACTGAGTGTCTTTCGCAGCCGAGTCGTCGGCTCATAATGCGCCCACACTCAAACTGCCACCCGTCCCTGGCCTGTAACTTGACGCCACTGATTTCATTTGGCAGCCGTCCCCGCTCCCTATAGCGCGTGCACCGCTGAGTTTACGCAACTTCGTCGCTAGCAGACAAAAAGCTATGTGCAATCCTCTCCACCGTGCTGAATCGCGTTCCACATCTCGGACACTTGTACTGCCGGTACACCACACGGCCAAGTTTACTCACGGCTCTCGTCAACAATTGGCATTCACTGGGACATTTAGGACACTGAATCTCCTTTGGTTTCAATGGGTTGCTAGCGACATCTTTAATTCTAGCCTAGCGGGTTCTCCGCTGTGGTTAACCACTGAGTCAGGCATGGGGATGAGACTTCCCTATGGCCTTAGCGACGGCCCATTGTGCCTTGATCAGCGGATGGTCGACCTCAAGCAGGCTCTCATCCCCACACTCTAACTCGTCCAACTTGAGCAGACCTTGCAGAGCCTCTAACAACTCCGGCGCTGCGGCAATCAGACGCTGCCTGGCCTCAGTTCGCGTAGTGATAATCTCACCGTCATCAAACTCAACACAGAATGGCCCCACTCCAGTCACAGTAGTCTTGAATAGCATGGTCATGATGCCCTCCCCTCGATCTCCCTGAATAGCTCAGCCACCTGCGGTCGCTTAACCTCAACGATGCCATGGGCAGCCTCCACTTTGCCATAGCACCCACGGAT